TCCACGTCAGGCAAGTCGTCCCTATGTGGATTCAAGAAACGTGCTAAAGGAATCTTCCACTCTATTGGATCCACATCCGTTATACCCATGAGATAGCAAACCAAACTGCTACCCGCACTGCCGCGAGTCATGTGTGGTATGTCCTCATTGAGGTCCAGTATTTTGCGTATCTTTAGGAAGTAGTCTGTGAAACGTTGCTTTAGTATGATTTCAAACTCTTCAGCAAGTCTATCTTGATATAATTCACCTTCTGGTACTGGTCGCCTAAATTCTTCTAATAAACTCTGTATCTGTTCTATTTCGTTTGCCATAATGTGTGCCTATATTTGCCTTTTGGTATTTACTATTGGGTAACAACAAAGTATAATTTTGTTCACCGTTCGCCATAAATATGATAAAGAGATTAAACCAATGCAAAAGAAGACTCGTAGTATCCTAGAGGAACTAGATACCTTATACAACGACAAATACAGTAAACTCAATGAAAGACGTTATGTTGTTGAGAGCAGAGCAAGTAATGTAATTGCAAGTGCTGTAAGGTTGATGGAACAGATTGACGAATTATACGAGCCTTTGGTAGCGGAGGATCTACAGAGAAAATTGCTTAACTCGATCAAGCAAAAGGATCCCCGTAAATTCTCTAGATCATTGAGACGAGCAGATGAAAATAAATGAAGTAGTAAGCAAAAAGCCCGACGACACCTTACAAGAAGGTATCTTTGATATATTTCGCACCAGCGATGATATTGCCACCCGTGACAGCGCCAAGGATGTGGAAGCCGTAATAAACAAAATGTATCCTATTGCCGCAAAAAAATGGATTGACCAGTACAATGCAATGAAGTCAAGCCGTGCAGCAACAAATCAAAAACCTGCAAAAGGAACCACAATTCAGAGTGGAAAATACGGTCAAGTCACTTTTGATGGTAATCAATGGGTAAATGCACAAGGTGCTCTCCCAGCAAATGTTCAAGAATTATTGATGAGCCGCAACATAATTGATGATCAAGAATTTGAAACACGTTTCCGTGATTGGTTAAACGCAAACGTTCTTAAAGATGTAGGCATTGTGGACCAATCCAGCAAGGATGCACTAGATCAAGTTGTGCAAAACATGGTTGCAAACAAAGACGATACACGGGCACAATACCGAGACTTCAAGAGATTGATGACTGTGGTGGTTGGTGCGCAACGAGAAAGACGTCAGCAAGCCACCACGCGAGACATTCCGGTTGGAACTAGGGTACAGGGATCTGATGGAATTTATTACACATGGGATGGTAGAGATTGGACAGACAAGAAAACTGGTAAAAACGCACCAGACGCTTTACAAAATCAACTCCTTAAAAAAGCACTATCTGATTTCAGTGACTCAAAGCAACAACAAGCAGAACCACAACAGCAAACACAGCCACAACAACAACCTGACGATGGAAGGGCACAGCAGGGTGACAAGGTTGAAAAAGGTCAGCCAATCACAGTAGGGTCAACTGTAACATTTAAGAGTAGCACCGGTAGGGACGTAACAGCAAAGGTTGTTGGCCCTAGCAAAGACGGTGATGAAAACAAAGTTGCAGTTAATTCAGGCAAGCAGGACTACAATATTCCACGTGACCGACTTACAGTTACCAAAGATGCCGCAACAACTACACCACCAGTTGAGAAACCAGCACAACCAGAGCAACCAGCAAAGCAAGTTGATGCCAACAAAGACGGCAAAGACGATACTACCGGTGAGCCAATTAAGCAAGTTGATGCTAACAAAGACGGCAAAGACGATACTACCGGTGAGCCAATTAAGCAAGTTGATGCTAACAAAGACGGCAAAGACGATACTACCGGTGAGCCAATAAAAACGGAGCCAGGTGATAAAGAACAACCACAGGATCAAACCACGGTAGACCTGTTCAAGGTAATTGGGCCAGCAATGCGCAAGCAAATTGACAGCCTTAACGCAGCCGATAAAGAAGCATTGTTAAAAGCGTTGACTGGTAAGAAAAAGGTTAGGGCAGCAAAATGAAGTTAGTAGAAGTACAAAACCAACAAGAATTATTTTATCGCAATCTCTGTGAAGGCTTAAGCACACCTCACATGCGTATTATCAGCGAAGCGGCTTTAACAGCAGATCAGATTAATGCACTGTTTGGCACTATTGAAAAAACTGCCACTGACATGGGCAAAAACCGCACCATGGTTGGCAAGGGCGTTGATGCAGCAGGTGCTGTGGGCGGAGCGGCAGTGGATGTTGCTAAACTTCCAGTTAAGGCACTGAAAGCAGTCGACGACACAATTAACAAAGTAGGCAAGTGGCTACAGGACACTACCCCAGTAAAAGCATTTGATACCAAATTTGAACAATTAAAAGATCAGATTGGTGACAAGTTTCCTGAACTTGAAAAGAACCTAACAGCAATGGGCACCTGGGCCAAAGAAAACCCAGGAAAAACAGCCGCCATTGTTGGTGTGCTAACAACCATTGCAGGTATTGCAGGCGGTCCAATTGGTGGTGCTGTAGCAGGTCAAATCTTGCGTGGTGCCAACGAACTTATTAAAGGCGAAAAACTTTCAACAGCAATTGGTAAGGGTGCTAAGACAGCCGCTTATGGTGCTCTAGCAGGCATGGCGTTTAACTACCTCAGCAATCAAGTTACTGATGCATTAAAGACAGCAGGTGAAACGGACATTGCAAATGTAGAAATGTCAATGTCAAGAAACAATTTAGATAAGGCTTGGGCAAAAGTTGATCCTGAGGTAGCCGGTGCGTTTGATGAAGTGAAGAATATAAGTGAGGTTCCTAACGCAATACACAGAGTAACTTACTATAATGGTCCTGATCCAATGACTCTTGCTCCAGGCGATTCGACTATGAATTATTTAGAAGGTTTTAAAGTAGAATTGCCTAGCACTTTAATGAATCCAGAACAGGGCGAAGTATTTGATCGCCTTATTCGTGCAGCTCAAGATGCAAAAGGCGCCGCTAAGGTTGCTGAGTATGGAAAAGTTCTTGATTACCTAGAATCGTTAAAGGACCAGCAGGCACTATATAAAGGAGTTCTCGATTTAGCACAGCAAAATCCTGAAACTTTTGGCGACCTTACAACAGATCAGTTGGGTATACTAGCGAACTATAAGGGTGATCTTGCAGATAAGATTGAAGCCCTTGATAATATTGGTTCAGCAACTGGTGCGGCATTACAAGCCGCAGTACAAAGCCAGGTTGGAAAAACCAAAGACATCACTGTTAAAAAAACCAAGCCTGATCCAGAACAAGCAGAAGCATTGGCATCACAGGCCGAAAAAGCAAAAACACCAAGTGAAAGCCTTGATGAAGCACAAATACTCAGATTGTTTACAGCAGTTTCATTGCATGAAAGTCAATTAGAAGAAGGTCCACTAGATACACTCAAAGCGGTGGGCAGAAACGTTGCGCAAGGCTTTAGGGGCGATGACCAACAACCTCGAGCCATTACAGGCAACACTGGACGTTACGGTGGCGCAGGAGGCAAAGCCGCAACCGCAGTCGGCTCAGCATTGGGCAAAGCGGCTGGTGCAGTAAAAGGTGCAGCTGGATCTGCGGCCGACGCAGTAAAAGGTGCCGCAGGTGCAGTTGCTGACAAAGCAGGTGAAGTTGGTAAAGGACTCACAACCAGATTTACAGTAGCCAAGTTACAAAAAGCATGGGAAAAAGCAGGATCGCCTACTGAGGATACTGAAGTACTCAAGGTGCTTATGGATCTTGGAGTTGATCAGGACATTCTTGACGCTTCGTTTAAGACTGCAAAGATTACAATGCCCAAAGTTCCTGAAGAACAACTGAGCAGTAATGTTCAAAAGTTATTAGCAGCCATTAGCAAGGCTAAACCAGATGTAAAAACTGCGGTGGTTAAATACTTGCAACAAGCAACATCACCAGCAAAATGGGCAGGCGCATGATAATCAATGAAGGCGGGAACGAATTTAAAAACCAAGACGGTAGTCCAGCAACACAACGCATCGATCAAACGGATGTCAAGCCTACAGTTGCCTGGTTAGAGCAACTTACAGGACTTGAGCTAGTAAACAACATGCTCGGTAGTACAGGTAAAGCGGCTACATCGGGAGATTTGGATTTAGCAGTAGATGCTAGCAAAGTAGACAAAGCACAGTTCAGAGCAAAATTAGAACAGTGGGCAACCAGTCACGGACAAGATCCAAAAGACTGGGTCTCAGCAACTGGCATTAATATCCATCTTAAAACACCTATCACTGGACGACCAGACAAGGGCTATGTGCAAACAGATTTTATGTTTTTGCAAAAACCTGATTTTCAAAAGTGGTATCTAACACAAGATGACGACAGTAACTACAAAGGCGTAACACGAGCAATCCTCTTGGCTAGTATTGCTAAAAGCATGGGTTATAAAATCAATCAAAATGTTGGACTAGTCAATAGAAACACCAATGAACTAGTAACTGACGATCCAGATGAAGTTGCAAAACTGTTTATACCTGGTGCTACAGATAGAAAACCGTTAGGCAGTGTTGAAAAGATAATCACGGCACTGCGTAACGATCCAAACAGAGAAAAGAAAATAGCAGACTTCCGTGAATATGCTGCAAAACAAGGTATCGAATTACAAGAAACGGTTGACACAGAGGATGAAAATAGTGTACACTGGCTTGCTAGACTGAGAGACAGGGTAGTCAATCAAGGCTATCAAGTTATTGTTGAAAGTGACATGCTGGAGGAAGGTGTGCGTATTGAACATCCAGAAGACCTAGTGTTTGATCGTGGTAGTGCAGGAATAGACACTGCTATTCAAGGACTTGAGCGTACAGCACAACAACCTACAACAGCAACGGTAAAGTGGGATGGCAAACCAGCAATCATTTTTGGACGCAACCCCGACGGTGAATTTGTACTCACAGACAAAGGCGGATTCTTAAAAGCAGGCGGTGTTGGACTAGCAACCAGTCCCAAGCAAATGGCCGATGTACTTGCACAACGCAAGGGCGGTGGCAGGGAAGAACTAGCACAACTGTATGCCGATCTTTGGCCTGTACTCCAAAAAGCAACACCTAAAAACATGAAAGGCTATCTACAAGCAGACCTGCTGTTCCATCCGCAAAAGCCTTATGCAGAGCAAGACGGTAAACTGGTGTTTGAGCCAAACACTGTGAAGTACAGTGTGGACGCAAACAGTGCAACTGGCAAGCGTATTGCTAACAGCAAGTTTGGTCTGGTTATTCACAGCAAGTTAGATGCACCAGGTGCTGACATCGAACCAGTAAGTGGTGCAACAGTTTCTGATGTGCCTGATCTATTTGTTGCGGACCAAAACATCAAAGACAGCACTGCTGGCGTACAACTTGACGAGAAGAATATTTCACAACTCAAGCAGTTAAAAAGCAAGTACGGTTCACAAATTGATGCACTGTTCAACCCCCAGGAGTTGCGCAACAGACGCATCAGCAATTTCCCTAAACTGTTCAAGCAATACATTAACACCAAAGTTCGTGCAGGCAACTACGATAACATGATCAAGGGCTTTGTTGACTGGGTTAGTGAAAAAGTGCCTACACAAGCACCGCGCATGATTGAGTGGATGAAAGAAAACAGCCAAGGAACAGCGGCACTGGTGAACACTTTCTTACTGCTTAGTGCGGTAAAAAATGACCTGATACGCCAGTTAGATCAAAACGCACACGAAATTGAAGCAAGCATCAACGACGAGCCAGGGCACGAAGGTTATGTTGGACAGGATCTTAAGTTTGTAGACAGAATGAGATTCAGCCAAGCAAACTTTGCTAAAAACAATCCGGAACTGTAATGGAATTCATACGCGAACTAAACGAAAGCAGACTATTTAAAAAATTAGAATATGTTTCCGGACGCAGTATGGATGCGATTGCTTCAAAATTGTTTGAACACTTGCTGGCACTACAAATTTTCGCCAATGAAGATCGCGGCACAGCAATGAAGTACGCAAAAAAGATGATGGAGGCCAGCGGCTTTGATGGGTTCCGTACTAGCCAACTTGATCTTTATAATCTTATCACCCTGATACTCAATCCTGAAAAGTACGGGTACCTCTTTGCAGATGATAAAACGTTTGTTTTGCCTGAGTTAAGATTAAGACGTAATTTACTTGCCCTTAGGCGTGGCGATTTTGATAACGATGATTGGAGTTACATGATGTTGATGCTTCAGCGAGAGTTTACCAACATACCTGCCTATCTTTATATCCTACGAAGACAAATTTCCTATTGGGATAGATTAACTAAAAATCAAAAATCTGAAGTTGTACAACGTCTAATGTATATAATGCGCACAAAAGGCGGCATGCAAAGTGATCTGTATATGATGCTTATGGGCCTACAAAAGCGTATCTAGGTACCACCCGATATTTGCATTTTGGTATAAATAAAAGTAAGGACAACAAGTCCTACTATATTAGGAGATATTAAAAATGGCAAGTTTTACTCGCTCAAACGGTGATGCACAACAAGTTATGCATATGGATACTGGTAACGGTCATCCAACTGGCGCTCTAACAGCAGACGCTCTTGTAAACTCAGCAGGTCCAGGCCTTGACTTTTTCGCACTAGTTGTTGAAAACGGTTCAAACCAAGCAATTGACCTTCAGAACGAACTAGACGCAGGTGAAGGCGTTGAAGCTATCCTTCGTGCAATTCAACAAACTGCTACAGTTGCAGTTTACCAAGTTGAAGACACAACTGCTGGACAAATCAGCCTAGCTGTTTATCCAAAAGGTGCTTACACTAACACTACACTTACTCAGGCTATTGTTGCTCTTGGTAGTAGCGTTGGTTCAAACACAATTGACGTATCTGGTTCACAGGCTACAGACGTAGGTTTCAAACTAGCACTTTCATAAGTTTAGTTTTTAACTACCATAAAAACCCTAGTTTTTTTAACTGGGGTTTTTTATGGCTTAAATAAGGTCATGTTAGAAATCAATGAATTCAGCGTTCCTATGTATGGGTTCGAATGGGAAGATGCTGACAAACACAAAGACCGACTGAAAGAAATTTGCCATCTACTTGAGCAGAACAACAGCACCAGTGGTGTTGCTCCAGGTGCAAAACATGGGCTGTATGAGAGTGCGTTTAACTTTCTTAATCTTGAAGATCCCAGTGTAACAGCTCTTGCTGATTTTGTAAACCAAAGCATATGGAAAAGTGCCAGCAAAACCAATGAAGGCAAGTGGGAAGCAGGTATGCAACTTGCTGTCAAAGTCCACGAAAGCTGGTGCCACATTTGTCGGCCTGGTGCTCATCACGACAAGCATATACATGGCAACAGCAGTTGGAGTTGCATCTACTATATTGATGTAGGCGACAGCGACAGTGAAACCAAAAACGGCCTTACAAGATTTTATAATGCACTCAACAGCAGTTATTTTGACATGGGTACAATGTGGATGACCACAAAAAGCAGTATTGATATCAACAACAAAGATGGATTATTGTTGGTATTTCCAAGTTTCATATACCACAGCCAACTTCCATACACCAGCGAAGAAGGTAAAAATCGTTATGTAGTAGCGGCAAACAGCAAAATTGTAGAGGTAAAAAATGATTGAAATTGATGTAGCAGACAATTGGCTCAGCGCAGAAATGGCCGAAGAAGTTTTTGTTAAAACACGTTATGCAAAAGGATGGCATTTTGGACAGCGTAGTGTAAGCAATGGGCTTGGCTTCTGGATGTTGGATCTCGACGATGATCCATTGTTTACAGATACACTGTTAAAACAAATCAAATCTGACACTGGCAAAAAATTTGAACTCAGCAGGGTGTATGCCAATGGACAAACCACTGGACTCTGTGGCAGTTTACACCAGGATGTAGTTGATGCACCCGAGGGCAAATACTACACTGTCATTTACTATGCTAACAAAATTTGGAATCCAGTTTGGGGCGGTAATACTATATGGTTCAACAAAGATAATGTAGAAATACGTCAACAATATCCAACACCAAACACCGCAGTGATGTTTGATAGCACAATACTACATGCTGGCATGGAACCGAGTCGTCACTGCACAGAACTGCGTGTAACAGTTGCATGGAAACTCAAGGTTGCAGAAGCCTAAATACACATACGAATCACCAGACGGCGGCAAGACAATATACCGCCGTTTATTTGGTGAAACACAGAGACATCTTATGAGCAGTGGCGTAGAAGTAATAACACAATTTGATATAACACCAACTGGTGTGAAAAGTTATAGACGTCACAGCGAACTGAGCGATGCAGATTGGAACTATCAACGCAACCAACAACGCAACTTTGAAACCATCTTGCAGTGCATCAGTTTACGTTGCCAACCGATGAACATTACACCTGTTACAACGTTTTATATTGAAGATCAAAAAGTGTGGTGCTTTCAGTTTGAAACAGAACAGGAAGCAATATTTTGGAAAGACAACGATCCAGTGGGCATACTCAAAAGCGATTGCGAAGGTGTGCCCATGATTGTTGGGCTCGGCGAAACTTATAAAGATGGATTCTTTCACCCTTATCTTATCACTGAAGGGATAAGTGCTAATATATCCTTCTCAGTTGTGTAAAATAAATACTTCATTGGAAGGAATAACATGGTTGAAACCACAGCAATAGAAAAGAAGAGCCTCGAAAGCCACGTTGAGCTGTGTGCCGAACGTTACAAGTTTATGGAAGCAAAACTTGAAACGATGGATGCAAAAATTACCAAAATTGAAGAAGTAGTAGACGAAGTGCATAACTGCGTACACAAACTAACAGTAAGACGCAATGATCAGGTTATGCAATGGGGCAGCGGAATAATACTCACACTTGTAGGAGTAATAGGATGGCTTCTCGCAAACTACGTTCTATAAAAAATAAAAAGAAAGCCGCAGACGCACTTGCAAGGCTAGCACAAAAACATCTCATTGACAACCCAAATGCTATCATTGACGCTGGTAACAGCATCAGTTTGTTTGGCGAATACACCATTGTAAAGCACCCTGAGGAATGCACCGTGTACAAGAACCGTGTAGAACAGGTTGTGCTAAACAACACAAAAAACGCACTCAGTTGGTGCATCTTTGACAAGTATAAAATACACAATCTCAAGCACAGCATTATGGAATGCGATCGCCAACTTGGGTATCGCAAAATGGAAATCTTGCATTATGTAAACTGTATTAAAAACAGCGCAGACGAATTTCAAAAAGGTGTGTTGTTTGATAGACTGTACAATAGTAAAAGCCAAGCATTACGCATTAAGAAACAATTAGATAAATGTGTGAATTCGGCTAAATACTGGCAACAAAAGGGATTCGAGAATGAAACTTCAAGACTTGGAATCAAGTAGCGTACAGAAATCACAGAAAGTTTTTGAAAGTTACTTTGAAAAGAAAATTGACATTAGTGCAATAGACCAAAAACAAGCGTTAAAAATGCTTGAAAAAGTTCGATCAACAATAAATGAATATCGTAATAGTCCGTCATTGCATACCAGTGAGACAAATCCAAAATATCTCCGGGCTATTTTTATGGAGCAGGCACTGCGGTCGCTCCTTGAAATGGATGCACCAATGGCAATTGACATGAATGATCCAAAAACCAAAGCTGCACTCGATAAAGCGTCTAAAGGGCAGAACCTTACTCCTGACGAGCAAACAACCGTAAACGCTATTGCACTTATGAAGAAAGAAGGCAAGAAGAAGAAAGGTTATAAGGTTATGGAAAGTGAAATTCAACAGGCACAGGTTGTACTTGCTGCACAAGACATGGTTGACCGTGTGCAAGATATGATTGAAGATATCACTGACATGGAATATAAAGATCTGCCTGCATTAGTTGAAAGCATTAAAAACGAAGTGGGCACAAGCCAAGCACAACAATTCCGCGATCAAGCAACAACGGCACTCGAAGGATTGGTAGGAAACTTACAGAATGCCAAGCAACAACTCGAATCCGCGCAAGGTATTCTTACAGGACAAGAACCAATTGTTCCAGGAGAAGGAGAAGCAGAAGTTGCACCGGCTGGTGGTGAAGTTGAAGCAGACGCTGAAATGGACTTTGATGCCGGGGCCGAAGCAGGTGCTGAAGAAGGCGGAGAAGAAGCACAATCAGATCTAGAGGCGAGCTTAGGTCGAGCTCGTAGATAAATGCGCCTTTGGGAATTCGCTGAAGTAGAAAAACAACAACTCGTTGCACTCAGCGAATTCTTGCTTGGCCGTGCCGATGATACAGGCGCAAAATTCAAAATAAGCATTCCAACTTTCTTAGGTATGGCATCTGATATGGGTGTAAACATTACAGATAGTCAATTACGCGATTTAGCAACCCAAGAACCCTTAAAAAATGTTATTGTAAATGTAACTGGCGATGAAATTATTTTTGCTGGCGGCGGATCAGATGCAAAAGTCTCAGATACAATGACAGTCACACAAGCACAAGACACAGTAGAAAAAATGGCAAAAAATGCCTTGCCAAAAGATCTAAAATAACTACACAATGCAATCTGTTAGATGGGAAAACGGCCGGGCCGTTATACCCAAAATTGAATTCTATATAACTCATACTTGTAATTTAACCTGTAATAATTGCAATAGATTCAACAATCATCATTTTACTGGTTGGCAAAATTTTAACGATTATAAATCAGAACTAGAGCAGTGGGCAGAACTCATAGACATTGAAAAAATAGTAATAATGGGAGGAGAACCGTTGCTCAATCCGAGTTTGCTAGATTGGGTGGATGGACTAAACAATCTGTGGAACAAGCATGTGCAAATATTAAGCAATGGCACACACCTATCAAAAACACACAAATTATATGAAAGGCTTAAAAGTAATAACTGGTTAGGTATAAGTTGGCACAACCGCCTGCACAAAGATTGGTTATTCGAACAGATACACGCATTCTTGCAACCGCCAATAACTAGCAGTGTTGACATGAGTTTAGAATTGAAAACAGGTGACCAGATTGAATTTATAGATTCAAACGGTGTAAAAATTATTGTCTGGGTTCAAGACTATTTTGGTCCTGCGGCTGTTAAAACTCAAAACGGAAAACTTACCTTGCACAACAATGATCCTGAAGAAGTGCATCCTACTTGTGGATTTGTACAAAATAATTGTTATCATATGATTGAAGCAAAACTATACAAATGCGGTCCTGTAGCACTATTTCCAGAATTCGACAAGCAACACCCTCTAGATATATCTGACGAAGATAGGCAATTAATAAACAGTTATCGTCCATTAAGTGTAGATAAATTTGCAGAGCGTGGGAAAGAATTTTTAAACCATATCAACGACGTAATTCCGCAGTGCAAATTTTGCCCAGTGGGTTGGAAATCTGAGCCAGAACTAATTTATCCACATGTCAAAGGCAAACAATGAAAACCCTAGTAACATTTGGAGATAGTTGGCCACAAGGCGGTGAACTAAACTGGCCCGATGTGCCCTATGGTAATTTATTACAAGAAATGCTAGGTTACGATAAATTTTACAATTACGGAAGTGCAGGTGCAAGCAACGAGGATTTAGTATTACAGTTACTCGAGCACTTGGAGCAACACGATAATAAGTTTACAGCAATATTCTTTCTAACCAACCCCGCACGAAGCATGCACTGGCCTGGAAACATGAGTTGGAGTTGGATGAGTGATGAACGTAAGCATTGGCCTGTTGATGCTCTAAATACAATCAAAGAATTATTTTTACATTTTCACGATGCCAACAAAGATATGATCAGGGCCAGTATGAGTGTTACCACATGTCAGCGTATATGCCAATATTATGGAATAGATGATTATTACTTTGCTGGCTGGGTTAAATACACGAATTGGTTACCTGGAGTAGACACTGGTAAAATTTACAAAGCAGGTAGAGAAACTGCGGCTGATTGGTTTGGAGCAAGTGCGCATAACGGAGAACATCTATTAAACGTGCAAGACAACAAATATATTCGTCCAAACTTTGCACACCCTAATCAATTAGGACATGAATTGATTGCCAAAAAACTTGCAGAATGGATACAAGTATAGCATAATAACTAATGATTGAAAAATTCCAATATCACAAACTTTCGCGAACAAACATCAACGGCAAACGTCATTACAATACACCAGACGGAAACCCTGTACCCAGTGTAACAACAATCTTAGACAAAACTAAACCTGAGGAGAAAAAGATTGCACTGGAAAACTGGAAACGTCGTGTTGGACATGAACGTGCGCAACAGATAACCACAGAAGCCGCTAACCGCGGAACTAGAATGCACACTTACCTTGAACACTATGTTCTTGATGGTGAAATCAAGCCACGTGGTAGTAACCCATTTAGCTGGGCAAGCCACATGATGGCCGAAACAGTTATACGTGAAGGGCTATGCAATGTTGATGAGTATTGGGGCGTTGAGGTACCATTGTACTTTCCTGATGTGTACGCAGGAACCACTGACTGTGTGGGTGTACACAAAGGCGAGCAAAGCATACTAGACTTCAAGCAAAGCAACAAGCCCAAGAAAGAAGAGTGGATCGAAGACTACAAACTTCAACTGTGTGCCTATGCAGAAGCACACAATGAAGTTTACGATACAAACATTCGCAAGGGTGTTGTGTTGATGTGTGTTAAACCTGACATGGACGAAGCAGGACTTATCACTGGCGAACCACAATATCAAGAGTTTGTTATTGAAGGCGATGAGTTTGAAAAATGGCGACAGGAGTGGTGGAAACGAGTTGAACTATACTACACAAACACATAAATACGCTATCGGAGAGAATTTTAGATGGCAATAGTTCAAGTATCACGTATAACACACCGTAAAGGTTTAAGCGAAAACCTGCCGCAACTTGCAGGCGCAGAATTTGGTTGGGTAATAGACGATCGTAAACTGTATATTGGTAATGGTACCCTGCAAGAAGGCGCACCAGCAATTGGCAATACAGAAGTATTAACACAATACAGCGATATTTTAGGACTTGCTGACGGTTATACTTATAAAGGTGAGGCGGCTGGCTATACCGTGCAAACTGGTCCAAGTGCTAGCGCACCAGTAAGTCGCACCCTGCAACGTAAAATTGATGACTTTGCAAGTGTAAAAGATTTCGGTGCAACCGGAGACGGTTCCACTGATGACACTGCCGCAATTAACAGGGCATTGTTTCAATTATTTTGCCGTCAAACTAACAGTGAAATCAGACGTAGTTTATTCTTTCCAGCAGGTACATACTTAATTACAGAACCAATTAAAGTTCCTCCATTTGCACGTTTGTACGGAGAAGGCTCAAGCAGCAGTATTATCAAACTTTCAAGCACTGCAAGTGGCAGTTATGTGATGCAAACAGCAGATAGTTTACAGCAAACTGGTAGTAATATCGGTGATTCAAGTGCTACACCTCCTACTGATATAGAGATTGCAAGTTTGCGTTTCGAAACCGCTAAATCAACCAATGCTGTGTTAATCGAAGATGCAACTCACATGATTTTCGAAAGCGTGGACTTCAAAGGGCCATTGTCCCAGGGTGATCTTAGCAGTGCAACTGCGGATCTAGCGTGTGTTAGATTTGACAGCACCGCATCAATTATAACCAGTAGTATTGTTTTTGAACGTTGTAGTTTTAGCAACATGACCTATGCGTTTGATGCCGATGAACAGATAGAAGGTATCAGTGTAAACAACAGTCGCTTTACTACACTTTATTCGGGTGCATTAATTGGTGCGGGTAGTCCTGTATCCGGTGGCCCACAGGGCTTCTGTATTACTCAAAGTTTATTTGACAAAATTCGCAATGAAGGTATTTCAATTGGTGCTGTAAGCAACAACATGAGCGGCTATAACATCTTCCTTGATGTTGGCAATAACTTCTCAGGAGCAGGAAGTGCAATTACACCAGTAATCAATATCAACGGTGACGACAATGTCAGCGTCGGTGATATGTTTGAGCGTAGTGATACTGATGATGCAAGTTTTGCACGAATTGCTTTAAACAACAAAGATGCATTTGGTCTTGATAAAGGACAGCGTTATAAGTTTGGATCATATGCTCGTGAAGTTGGTAAAACAGTAAGTTTAACTACCCAAGTAAGTGCAACAGAAATCTTTACCATGACAAGTACACGTTCACCGGTGTTCTCAGTACGCTATAGTTTTTATGATTCAGGAAGTTATGCACTGCGCATGGGTGTGTTAAATGTGGTTGGGCAAGACACAGATGACAGTTCTGGCACATTGGTTTATACGGACGAGTATAGCGAAAACGCCACAACTGGTCTGGTCATGAGTGCTGAACAAAGCGGTACTACGATTTCAGTAAAATACACTGCAACTGATGCAGGAACATTTAAATATACAGTAGAATATCTGGGGTGACGTGTGTGGCCAAATAACAATGATGATCTGTTGATCTCTTGGTATAGCCTTCGACTTGATAACTTAGACAACTCATTAGAACAAGCACTGCAAAATGTAAACGATTGGTGGCAGATGGCACCAATCTCTTTGCACTATCTACATTGGGATACTGTAAAAGATTGGCCAGATCCATGGGATTTGCTTGCCGATGGTATATACTGTAGTCTTGCAAAAAGTCTAGGGATCAGTTATACTTTACTGTTAATGAATCGTTCTGATATCAATGATTTAACCCTACTTGAGACTGATGAAGGAGACAATTTAGTCCAGGTGAACCAGGGAATATATATTCTTAATTGGGCACCAGGCGAGATGTTAAATATCAACACGAAAAAGTTTCGCATAACACGCACCATGGAATCTTCCATGTTCGAATACAAAATAAATTGAGGCAAAAATGACACAAATCTTAGTAACCAAACGTGACGGCAGGCAGGAGCCGCTGGACATTGAAAAACTACACAAAGTAGTGTTTTGGGCAACTAGGGGGATCACAGGAGTTAGCAGTAGCCAAGTTGAAATCAAAAGCCACATTCAGTTTTACAACGGAATCAAGAGCAGTGATATTCAAGAGACACTCATCAAGAGTGCCGCTGACCTAATCTCTGAGGAAACTCCTAACTATCAGCATGTTGCTGGTCGCTTGATTAACTACCATTTGCGCAAGCAGGTGTATGGAAGGTTTGAACCTTGGAACATCAAGGACCTAGTGGTAAAGAATGTTGAAGCAGGATTTTATGATGCAGAGATCCTCGAAGCCTATGACGATGACGAATGGGATAGGATCAATCGTTGGTTACAGCACACTCGTGATGAAGAGTTAACCTATGCGGCTATGGAACAGTTCCGTGGCAAGTATCTAGTGCAAAATCGTGTAACAAAACAGGTGTATGAAACACCACAGATGTGTTACATGCTGATTGCGGCTACACTGTTCCAACATTATCCAAAAGAAACCCGCATGCGTTGGGTAAAGGATTATTACAATGCAGTTAGCACACATCAAGTTAGTCTGCCTACTCCTGTTATGGCTGGTGTACGCACTCCTCAGCGTCAATTCTCAAGTTGCGTTCTTATTGAAACTGATGACAGTCTTGATAGTATTAATGCTACCGCTAGCAGTGTAGTAAAGTATGTTTCACAAAAGGCGGGTATTGGAGTAGGCGCAGGACGTATTCGTGCCCTTGGAAGTCCAATCCGCAAAGGCGATGCATACCACACAGGTGTTATTCCCTTCTACAAACTGTTCCAAGCGGCGACACGCAGTTGTTCGCAAGGCGGTGTGCGTAACGGTGCGGCTACCCTGTACTACCCAATTTGGCATTTTGAAGTTGAAGACCTACTTGTGCTTAAGAACAACAAAGGCACAGAAGATAACCGTGTTCGTCATATGGACTATGGTGTACAGTTCAACAAACTCATGTACGAGCGTTTGCTCAGTGGTGGAGACATCACACTGTTCAGCCCACATGATGTGCCAGAAATGTATGACGCTTTCTTTGCTGATCAGGATCGCTTCAAAGAACTTTACGAAACAGCAGAGCGTAACACACACCTGCGTAAAAAGCGTATCAAAGCAGTTGATTTGTTTACTGCGTTCATGCAAGAGCGCAAGGACACCGGGCGCATCTACTTG